CAAACAACAATGCATTTTAAATTAGCATTATGAAGAAAAAACACGACCCGGTAAATTTTCCATCACACTATAACCAAGGAGACATTGGTTGCATCGATGCAATAAAAGCATGCCAAGGAGACGGGTTTAAATTTTATTTACAAGGTTCGGCTATAAAATACATTTGGCGTCACGAGCATAAAGGAAAGCCAATAGAAGATTTAGATAAAGCTATTTGGTTTTTAAATAAACTTAAGGAAGAATATGCCAAGGAAAATTAAATATAGCAATGTGTTAGAAAAAGATTTTTCTTCTCAAAAGGATGCCTACAATTATTTTCAAATCTTACGAGACGAGTTTGTTAAAAATCATTTAACCGGATATGAAAAAGGATTTTTCACAGAAGATACGCCCATTTCTTTAAGTGCCATGTATGCACTTTTGTATGACTATGGGGACAAGGAATATTTGAAGAGAAAAGACATTACAAAGCCTTACGAAAAAAGCATAAAACATTTTTGGTTTGCGACTGTATATAACGGGTATCCTGGCTATGCTTTGCACTACGAAAAATTTATGCAGCACAAGAGAGAGACGTGTGAGACATGTGCTAAACATTTTATATGTGGAGAATATCAAAAAGAGTTACACGAACTAAAGCAGGCCTGTGCCGCTCCAAAAGTATTTACGTGTTTTCCGGGAAGGCAAGAAACTTCAATTAAAACAAAAGTGAGCAACGCTTTTAGAAACGCAGTCAGAGAACAATCGTTAAGTTTTCGTAGCACCAAAAAAGCAATATGTGAAAAGTGTGGAGCGAGGGCAGAACGATTAGGTGGGGAAGTTGATCATAAAGACGATTCGTTTAAAAAATTGGTTGAAAAGTTTATTAGCGAAAAAAAGTACGAATTTGAATATTTATCAAGTGTTATTAAAGAAGAGTTGTCTACGGCAGACGGCTTTCATGTATTTACAGATCGCCAACTAAAAGAGGAGTGGGTTCAGTTTCATAAACAACACGCTTCGTTACAGCTATTGTGCACCGAGTGTCACAAAGAAAAAACAAGGAAGGAAAGATCCAATGAATAAATTTGTATACAACGCGCCTACAGAGTGGACACCCAAAGAACACTATCCAGACTTGTCCAAAGAAAAATTAATCTCCATCGACTTAGAAACATGCGACACACAGTTGACGACGCACGGTTCTGGTTGGGCAACGAACAACGGTTATGTAACCGGCATTGCTGTAGCAACCGCAGACTGGGCAGGCTACTATCCGATTGCACATAACGGTGGCAACTTAGATAAGACAAAAGTTTTAGATTGGTTTAAAGGTGTAGCCAAACTTGATTGTGATAAAGTTTTTCATAATGCGTCGTACGATATTGGATGGCTTAGAAGTCTAGGGATAACGGTCAACGGCAAGGTGCACGATACCATGATCTCTAGTGCGTTGATTGATGAAAATAGATACTCGTATACACTTAACAGTTTAGCCAAAGAGAAGCTCGGTCAAACAAAGAACGAAGACTTATTGATCAGAGCAGCCAAAGAGTTTGGTGTTGATCCTAAAAAAGAAATGTACAAGTTGCCTTCAATGCATGTCGGAGAGTATGCGGAATACGATGCACGGCTCACGTACGATTTATATTTACTTAACAAACAAGAAATAGAGAGGCAAGAGCTCCAGGACATTTACGATCTAGAAACAAGATTACAGCCTTGTTTGATTGACATGCGTGCAAACGGCGTGCGGGTAGATCTTGCTCAAGCTGACATTGCAAAGAAACAACTGTCCGCAAAAGAAAAAGAATTAATGTTAGAAATCAAGAAGATATGCGGGCTCGACATAGAAATATGGGCGGCGGCATCGATTGCTAAAGCGTTTGACAAGCTGGGCATAACGTATCCGCGAACACCAAAGACCGAAGCGCCTAGCTTTACTAAAAACTTTTTGTCTTCTCACGAGCACGACATCGCAAAGAAAATTGTTGAAGCCAGAGAGATCAACAAAGCCAACACAACTTTTATTGACACCATTCTTAAACACCAACACAAAGGCAGAATACATTCTGAAATTCACCAGATGCGCAGTGATGACGGCGGCACAGTCACCGGTCGTTTCAGTTACTCGAATCCTAACCTGCAACAAATTCCTTCGCGTAACAAAGACATCAAGAAACTTATTCGTAGTTTGTTTATACCTGAAGACGGTATGCAATGGGGAACGTTTGATTACTCACAGCAAGAACCACGTTTGGTTGTGCATTATGCATACTCTGATGGCCTCGATGTACGAACGATTGTCAACGGCTACCGGGCAGGCGATGCAGACTTTCACACCATGGTTGCAGAGATCGCACAGATACCAAGGCCGCAAGCAAAGACTATTAATTTAGGCATGATGTATGGCATGGGCAAAGGCAAACTGATGAACGAACTGGGCATTGAGAAAGAAGAAGCCGAAGAAATTATATCAACGTATCAAAACAAAGTGCCGTTTGTAAAACAGCTTACGTACAATGTCATGGATAAATCATCAGCACGCGGTGAGATCAAAACACTCCTGGGCCGGCACTGTCGGTTCCCTTTTTACGAGCCCCGTGAGTTTGGTAAGAAAGGTTTTTACAAAACAAAAGAAGAAGCTATCGACGCAATCGGTCACGGCAACTACAAACGCGCCGGAACGTACAAAGCATTAAACAAACTAATACAAGGATCTGCTGCCGATCAGACAAAGAAAGCAATGGTAGACTTGTATGAACAAGATGGTATTATACCCCATATACAAGTGCATGACGAACTAAACATATCTGTGAAAAACAAGAGCGAGGCACTAAGTATCAAGAAAAAAATGGAGGATTGCGTAGAATTAAATGTACCAAGCGTTGTTGATTATGCATTGGCTAAGAACTGGGGAGAGGCTAAGTGAGTGAAGTCATTAATGTCTGTATCTGTCCGGGTTGCGCACGTCTGACAGTGATGAAGAAAATCATAGAAGACAAATTCTTCTGCAAAAACTGCAAACAAAAATTTAAACAATACAAGAACGGTAAGTTAATTTATATCCCATTGCCTGTAGCCGAAGCCATTGAGCGCACAAAAGAACAATTGCTCTTTGAATTTGAGGGTGACGACGGTATGGGGGATATTGTTTTTGAGCCAGAGATTGAAGAAGACTAGCCCTTAAAGTCAATCGCGTCAAATAATTCACCAATAATAGTCGCCGGTCTGCCGTCAGAATGGTACGTTGCACAAGATTTTAGCTCTTCAAAAGCAACATCGTTTTGTAATGCAACAGATATAATACGCCCTATTTCTGTTAATATATCGTGTCTTTCTGTACCTACCTTGCCTCCGCCATTGATCCAAACTTCTTTGACATCTCCACTTTGAAACGATGTAGTCAGTCGATAAGGTGTACCGTTTGCATCTATAATGTTAAATGCAAAAGCGGGTCTTCGATTCTCTAATTCTTTTCTCATGATACCTACTTTCTTTTTATGTAATAATATCAATATATAGTTGACAGTCAATAGTATATTACTATATACTGTAGTAGATTATAATAAAATATGGAGGAATCTATATGGACGATAATTTAATGGCCGACGCTATATTCGGCAGTGACTTTGATAACGCAAGGTTACACGAAGAGAATAAGCTGCTTAGGCGACAAGTAGAACAGTTGCAAGGCCAGTTAAAAAGTCTTAGTGTTACTTTCGAACAGGAAACTGGTCGCGAAGCCACACTATAACTATGAAAACATAAAGAAAGGTAAATAAGATGCCAGACATCAGTAAATACTCGTCTGTTTCTATCTCAAAAGCAGCGTACAAAGAATTAAACTTAGTGAAAAAACACATGTCTGACGAGCTCGGTATTACGTTCTCACTAGCCAAGCTTATCGAACATTTAGCAAAGGACAAAGCAAAAACACTGAAGTTAAATGGACACGCAAACAAATAACCAGGCGGTCTCTTTAATTACAGAAAGATATCCGTATGGAGACGTCAAAAGAAAAACAATCAACGGCAAGCGTCATTACGAGGGTGAAGGCAAGTTTTTACCGTCTGTTACAACTATTATCTCCGCAACCAAAGACGAAAAAGATCAAAAAGGGCTACAGGCGTGGCGCGATCGAGTTGGCGAAGAGACGGCAGAGAAGATCAAAAACCAAGCCGCGGCCGTAGGCACGGCGATGCATAAGTTCCTTGAGTGTCATATACAAGGAATAGGCTACGATGATATTACCAACATCGGCATTATCGGCAAGCGCATGGCTAAGTTGATTATTGAAAAGGGATTGCCTTACGTAAATGAATACTGGGGCACAGAAGTCCCTTTGTTTTATCCTACGTTCTATGGAGGAACAACCGATTGCGTTGGTCTATGGAACGATAAACCGGCGATCTTGGACTTCAAACAAACGAATAAACCTAAAAAAGAAGAGTGGATCGAAGACTATTATATCCAACTGGCGGCATACGCCATGGCCCATGATGCGTTGTATAAGACCAAAATGGAAGCAGGCGTTATCCTTATGGCATCGAGAGGGCTTAGTTTTCAAGTATTCACGCTCGACGGACAACGGTTTGATGACTATAAATATAAATGGTTAAAAAGATGCGAGAGGTATTACAATGAATAAAGAGCTCGAACAACGTAATCAAGCGCCCACGGTCAAGGGCGGTGATATCCATAGATGGAATGCAAAAGAAATGATGCAGATACTCCAAAATTTCTGCAAAGATGAGTCCGCCGCAGACGCCAAGATCACGGTAGCTTTGCCACGCGGGCGTTCACATGACCAAGATAACTTTCATATTGCAGAGATTAAACTGATGGACAATCCCATCATCGGGGCCAAAGTTAAAAAGCATTTGGTGATGTTTCTCGTATGACGTGGAAAATGTTTATAGAGGTCACAGCCCTCGCTCTGTTGATGACGATTGTTGTGCAGAATACAAATTTTTTAAATGCAGACTGGTGCGCCGCAGAGATCGATGTGTTGCGCAAGCAGGTATCCGAGATCCATACAGAGGTAGTCCGTGAAGAAGAGTAAGTTCTACAACAGCGATCATATCATTAAGAAGAGAATCAGAAGGCCGGGTCGTCATGCAAAAAGGCCAAACAAGAAGTTTAACAAAAAGAAAAGCCAAGGACAAGGAAGAAAAAGATAGAAAGGACAAGAAGAAAGATGGAAAAACGAACAAAAGTAAGTCAAAAGCACCAACAAATTTTGCAAAGACTTATAAGATTGCCCGTCGGGTTAAATAAAATTAAAAATGAAAAGACACGTGAAAGCGGTTTTACGTTTATGCAAGAGAATGTGCGCTCTCCATGGAAAGAGTTTAAAATGATAGTTCCGAAGAGAAATGATCGCAACAGAGACCCAAATCGTCTTAGTGCAGAAATACAAAAAGCAACGCAGTCTGATGTATACCACGATGCGCACGCTGATGGTTTTCTTTGGCAAAACGGCATGTTTGAAGAACATAATTTACTTGCCTATGCTTTAAAATACAAAACCAGTGTAAGCGAAATTAAGAACGAGTTGATGCCAGAGATAATGGAGTTTTGTGATACTGTCTATGAGCACTTAAGAGACTTTGCAAAAGATGCCCAACTCGCTCAAAAGTATCACATAGAAATGAGTGATGCCAAGCTTTACAGCCAATCTCAATATGAAACGTTAATACAAGATGTAAAAGTTTTTTTACCTCAAGAAAAACTTTTATTAACTATAACCTATACAGAAGCAGACTTATCACAAGGATCTACTTACATTCATTTATTTAATCAAATAAGGTTAGACAAAGAAACTAATGAAATTACATATAGAGTCAGAACCCTTGTTTATATGCATAAAATGTTTTGCCTGGTCCCGACAGAATATACAACCACTCACAAAATGAACGAGTGTGATTCTAAACTTCGCAATCGAGAAGCACATACCGGTGATTTTTACATGCCGGGTTGGTATGGAAAAAATTATGTAGAGAAAGATACAAGCGAGGCTGTTCTGAAGCAATACTCAGTAGCCGCTGACTATTATCTGCACTGCTTATTAATTTCTTTAAAGCATGAACTTATTCCACAGGCTGTTGTGGAGACACCAGGAATAGAGCCAGGTGTCGTTAGAGAAAATTTAACCTTAAAAAAGAAGAGCGATTTAAGATTTGAGCCAAAATGGAAGTACACTACAATCGTTTTAAGAGACGTTAATCCAGAACATCAGGAAGGCCCTGGATTAATTGCGGATCCCGATAAGCCAAAAACGCGTAGAGCTTTTCATGCTGTGAATATGCATCCAAGAAAAACGGCTAAAGGGTATACGTGGGTGCGCGCTCACTTTAGGGGAGATAAATCACTGGGTGTAACAGCACATGACTATGATGTGAGAGTAAATTAATTCAACAAGGAGGAAACGATAATGGAGAGAATAGGTCTAAAAATCAGGAAGATAGAACAGCTTCTTGATCAACCACTTCAAGCAGATACACGCCGAATATGGTTGGGTCACCTGCAGTCACTGCATAACATGATCGAAGAAAAGGAACGTCAACGCGTCGAATCACTCGCCCGTTTAGGTGGCGCATTTCTAGAGACGTAAGCCTATGTTCCAGGAAACCAAGACATGCATACAGTGCGGTGATGAATTTCAAATACACCACGTAGCGCAGAGACAGAAGAAGTATTGCGGCTATATGTGCGCCAACCATAAAACCTTGGCCAGTCAACGCGTCAAGCGTAAGAAGGCTAAGAAATGACGCTGTACACACGCCAGAAGAAGTATCTCGGGACAGAGAAGGGCAAGGACAGCAACCGCAAGTCGACGGCCAAGTATGCCCAGACCGATGCCGGACGCGAGTCCAGACGATTACGTAACCAACGTTACTTTGCCTCAGAGCATGGTAAAGCCGTTAATAGAGCGAAAGTCGCAAAATATAAGGCCGCGAAACTGCAACGGATACCGTTGTGGGTAGACCGTGAGCATTTAAAAGCGATCCGTGAATTCTATAAAGCGTGTCCTGAAGGCCATGAGGTGGATCATATGATCCCTTTGCAGGGTGAAACGGTGTCAGGGTTGCATGTACGAGAGAACCTGCAGTATTTGACAGCTGAAGAGAATGGACGAAAAGCGAATAAATGGCAAGATAGAACAGATAAAGAACAAAGTATGGCGGAAAATGGACAACGGACAACGGTTTGTATAGAGAATATAAAATGAAATAGATATAGTGAAAGTGATTTGAGTCAGCCTTACAAGTGTACAAGAAGGGTAAATATGGAGTTAAGTAGTTGATAAACAACAATATGTGTTTGTAAGTTTGTTGTACAGAAGAGGTTGTTTTTGTACAGTAATTATTGACATTTTACGGAGGAGATATTGAAATCAGTTTTAGCAAAAAGAATTTCATTTTTTGAGAGCTATATAAACTTTAATCTTGACTCTCTTTTTGGCAAATCGTTATATCCAAATATGAAGAAAAAAACGCCTAACGTTGTACCGGTAGAGGTCAAGGGTCTGCCCAATACGGTTAAAGTGGGCTACCGAGATATCAAAATAAAGTATGTTAGGCCGGACTTCAAGACTGATGATATGACAGAGAGTTACGGCGAGTATCGTCCTCGTGAAGGAGTTATATTGATACAGCATGATCTTTGCGGACAAGAGCGCTGTAATACTACGTGGCACGAAATTTTACACGCGGTGGTGTATGTGTCTGGACTTAACCAAGCCAATGGCCCACTCAAAGAAGATGATGCGGAAGAGCTTGTTGTCAATCAGATATCTAATTTTATGATGGGTGTATACAAAGATAATCCTTGGATACTTGATATGTTGCAGAAACATATCAACGATATAGATAACTAATTACTTGGCTTTTGAAGTTTTCTTTTTGAGGAGTTCTTTGGGATCATCTATCAGCTCTCCTTCAACTATCTTCATTTCACGCATGAGTTCTGCAATCTTTTCATCTAGCTCACCTTCTGTTAGTTGATCGAGCTTGCCATGCTTAATAATCTTTTGTTCTACATATAAGCCTGCGGCCTTACCTCGAGCTACTTCTGCCTGTACAGCAGCAGAGTACGAGCCTTCTTCCAGGGCCTTCTCTCTAATCTTTTGTAACTCTTTGAAGTGCCTGTATATATCGACATCATATTTCTTTTGTACTTCTTCCCGTACTTGTCTAGCGTAATCTACTACGAGTGGGTAATACTTAGGATTCTGAAGCATTGATGCCTTTGATCTGGCTGTAGCTTCCGGATAGCCTGCATTGATCGCGGCTTCTGTAGCTGTGATCCTGCCTTCATTGTGTACTAATTCTTTTACGAAAATGATTTGCTTGTCGGTAAGTTTTCTTGGTACTCCCACGCTTGTGCCTTTCGTTTTTTTACGCTTGCGCCTTTCGAAGTTTACGCTTGCGCCTTCCGTTTTTGTTTCTTTTTCTTTGTTGCAAAATTATCACACATCCAGCAAAAAAACAAGTATCGGGATTTTTGGCTTGACACAATATCTAGTAGCTTTCTGAACTTCATACCTACTATATATAGTATGTTGATAACTCCTGTCAAGTAGCATTTTATATCATTTTGCTATTGACTTTTAAGACGAATAACTGTATAATAGATCTCATTATACAATAGGCCATAAGAAGAACCTATTTATAGTATAGAAAGTAAACAGAAAGAAAGCAAGGTTAGTTATGCAGATAACAAAACAAATGATTAAAAATTTTATTGGTCAAGATCAAAAGCCATTAGATTATTTAGTTGAAATGGTTAACGATGAATACGCCATTGAGAATTTTATCTTGGATATTTTAACGCATAATACAATAAATAGTGAGGTAAAAAAAGATGGGTAAATTTAAAAATAGATCATACGACATAGCGGAGCAACTAATTGACAATGTTATTGAAAAGATAATAAAGGATGAAGTTAGCCTTGACGACGCAATCGAGGAACTACTAGAAAATAATATAGTAAGCGCCTTTTTTTCAAGGCTTGAAATCGAGTCAATTA